TTGCCTGTATAATAACGACCCATTACTGGGTGCAATTTACGGGAAGCATTATAACCGATATGCAAGCGCATTGTTAGCTCCGAAAGGATGGCATGTACAAAGTAAGGCAGAATACGACCAGATTATTGCGTATCTGGGAGGTGCTTCTATTGCCGGTGGCGAGATGAAAAAGGACGGCCTTGTTTATTGGACAACTTCAAATGTCGGTGGCACGAATAGGAGTGGATTTTCCGCAATTGCTGCTGGATCACGAGGGGCAGATGGTACTTTTAGAGAAGCTGGCTCGAATACAGGGTTTATTACTACTGATGACGTGGTATCTGGATATCGCGGATATGCTCTATCGAGAGGTAGTGCGGCTATTGCGGCTCTTAATGCTGTATTAGCTTCATCAGGATCTGGTTGTGGTCTTTCTCTCCGCTTCGCCCGAAACACCCCCTACGGCGACCAATCCCGCACAATCGAAACCGACTACCTGACAACCAATTTTGCAACAGGAACAAATATCGACGTGGTGATTCCGTGGGGTTACAAAGTTGTGGATGTGATTGCTGACTGTGAAACTGGTGTAACGGCTTTTCAGGCTCAACTCCTTAACGCTGCTGGCTCGCTACAAGCTACACTGCTAACGGGTAAAACCGTAGTAGCTGGGACAATTGCAGACATTAGCACAGGCGCAATTGACCAGCCAAAGACCTATACGGACAACATTGTAAGGTTAAATGGTACAAAAGCAGGTACAGCGGACAGAATGAAATTTAGTATTAAACTCGAAAAACAGCTATAAGATGATAAAAGCAATAGATATAGATGGTTTCAACGAGGCTGAAATCGTAAAAATATATGATGGTGGGACGGTACTTTGTAACCTTTTGCAAACTGATGAGCAAGATATTGTTATCAGGGAGGAGAAGAATATCAGTTTTGATGGTGGGTACTGGCCATTTACTTTGAGTGTGGAAGAGTTGGAGGAGTTGTGTTCTGAACCTATAGAAATAGAAACGTTATGATATCCTTAATAATTTCACTTGTAGTCTTTATTTCTTATCTGGCTTATGTACTGATAAAATATGGAATACAGAGAAGCATTTCAGACTCCTACTATCGGTTGACGAAAATAGACGGATGGATGTTTACTATTGCTACATGGGGGTATTCTTTTCCGCTTATTTTTGCAGCTAATGGAGATGGTATACTATTTCTAGCGGGGGTATTGATTTGTGCGGTTGGGGCAGCTCCAGATGCAACAGGAGCAGACAAGGGTTTCCACTCAGCATTTGCAGAAGGGGGTATTGCTGTTGCTCTTGCTTGGATGATTTTTCATGTCTGGTTTGTAGCCGTACCTACGATACTGTTAATTGCATTAATTTACTATAAAAAATACCGAAACCACACTTGGTGGATTGAGGTTGTAGCATATTTATCAATCGTTTTATCTATTTATTTAAACTTGAAAAAATGATTAAAACAATAGAGTTTATAAAAAAATATTGGAAATGGATTGTTATTGGGATATGTGGATTGTTAGCATTAATTCTAGTTACTTGTAGTAATTATAATTACAAACAGAATCAACAAATACTCTTTTAGACAGAATTATAGAATGCTACAGCAACTCTTAGAGACTCTATCACAGACGCAAATAACAAAAAATTAATAATCTTTTAGGATAGCATTTAGAAAGCTGAGAAAGCCAAAGTAGATGCTGCTAAAAAGCGAGCAGATTAGTGGGAAGTTAAAGCAACTAAGTTAGATAAATAGAATTAGAAGTTATAGAATAATGTAGATAGTCTTTTAGCAGAACATGGAGACTCTTTAAGTTCAGATTGTAAAGAGATTGTTGGAGCTTATCAAGAATAGGTTAAAGGGCTAAAGGATGAGAATGATGCTTTGAATGAAGAAATTAATGAATTAGATTTAGCATTAACCGCCGATAGTACTGGTTGGGACTCTTGTAACAAAGAGAGTATTATAAAGGATTAGACAATTAAAAGTAAAGTAGATCTATTGAAAGTTAGAGAAGATTTAAATAACGACTTAAAGAAACAATTAGCAAAACAAAACAATTGGTTCAACAAGAGTAAAGGATGGATAGGATTGGGTACGGGGATAGTTTTAGGCATATTGATCGTCAAATAAACTAATCTTAAAATTTTAAAACACTTATAAAAATGGGGACAAAACAATGGCATTAACAGAACAATCAAATTCAAACAAGAATGAACAGGTAGGATTAAAAGAGTTTTTTACATCAATCATCAATATTTCTGACCAAAGATTTGAGGATAGATATGAAGCATTGGAGAAACTTATAAATAAAAATTCACAGGAATCAAAGGAGGCTGTTAAATCAGCACTTGATGCTCAGGAAAAAGCTGTTAATGTGGCTATGGCTGCCAGCGAAAAGGCTGTTCTAAAAGCTGAAATAGCTGCTGAAAAACGATTTGATAATTTTGCAGAAAATTATAACAAGAACTTGGAACGCATTTCAACGGACTTGAAAAGTTTGAGTGAAAGTAGAAGCGCTGGAACCGGGAAAGATGAGGGGATGAAAAACCTGGGGACATTTATAACCGCCGCAATAGCTATATTAATTTCTGCAGTATCAATAATATTAGGTATTTTTAAAACATAAGAATATGAATTTGAGCGATAATTTTACTACATAGGAAGCAACCAGATCTAGTAAAGCAATACAATTGAAGATTGATAATTCAATGCCTAAACTAATTGAAAAAGATGCTGACTGGTTTGCTGATACAGTATTGTAGCCTATTAGAACAAAGATAGGAATCCCGTTTGATATAACCTCTTGGTATAGATGCCCTAAATTAAATAAAGCCGTTGGTGGGGTTTCTACTTCAGCACATTTATCTGGAACAGCTATTGATATGGGAATCAGAGGAAAGACTACTAAAGAGTCTTTTAATTTGATTCTATTAGCTCTAAAGGATTTACATATCTCATTTGATTAGTTAATTGCTGAAAAGAATATAAAGACTGGAGTTACATGGGTTCATTTAGCATCAAAAAAGACTGGAAACAGGAATCATTCATTTTATTTGAAGGTATAAATAAATAAAAAATTTATATGAGTATAAATTTAATCCTTAGTGTATTGTTAGGGATTGAATTTTTACTTACCTTTGTTTTCAAGTTTTAAATTTAAAGGAGAAAAAATGGAAGAACTGGATTTAAGTAACATTCTTGAAGCAGACGAGATTGAAGATCTGTTTTAGGATGAAGGAATTGAGGATACCCAACCTGACAAAGAGGGTAAAGAAAAAGAAAAAGAAGTAACTACTGAGGTTGACGTTGAACAATTGTTTGATGCTAAACCAGAGAGCGTAGGTGGTGAAGATAAAGAGGACAAGGGGGATACTGATTCTAACAAGGATGTAAGTTCTTCTCCTAAAAACTTCTACTCTTCCATAGCCAAAGCCTTGAAAGAAGAAGGTATCTTCCCTGACCTTGATGATGATATTGTATCTAAGATTCAAACCCCTGAAGATTTCGCTGAAGCTACTGAGAAGTAGATTTAGGCTAAATTTGATGAAAGGTAGAAACGAATAGATGATGCTTTGAATGCTAATGTAGAACAAGATGATGTGCGCAAATACGAAGGTACTTTGCAATATCTTGATTCTATTAGTGAATAGACGATTACAGATGAATCAGAGGCAGGGGAAACATTAAGAAAGCAATTGATTTATTAGGATTTCCTTAATAGGGGATTCAGTAAAGAGAGGGCTTAGCGTGAAGTGACAAAATCAATGAATGCTGGGAATGATGTTGAAGATGCTAAAGAGGCTCTGAGCAGTAACAAGGACTACTTTAAGACAGAGTATAATGCTCTGATTAATGAAGCCAAAGAACAGGAAGAATAGAATACTTAGACAAGAAAAAAACAAGCAGATGATTTGAAGAAATCAATCTTAGAGGATAAGAATTTCTTTGGTGAGTTGTAGCTTGATAAGACAGTTAGGCAAAAGATATATGAAAATATAAGTAAACCTGTCTTTAAAAACTCAGACGGTGAATTGGTTACAGCTTTATAGAAATATGAATCTGAGAATAAAACTGAATTCATTAAAAATCTGGGATTAATCTTCACATTAACTGATGGTTTTAAAAACCTAGACGCTCTAGTAAAAGGTAAAGTAAAGAAGGAAGTGGGTAAAAGTTTGAAAGAACTTGAGAATACCTTTAATAATACTGCTAGAGGAGCTGATGGTAATTTAAAATTTGTTACAGGTGTAGATGAAGATACAGAATCCTTTATAGGAAAAGGATGGAACATTGACGCTTAATAAACAAAACAAATAAAATTTCTAAATCAATAAATTATGGCAGGTAAATTGGGTAAATACCAAATGGTAGGATTCCAGCATTGGAAAGGTTTGACAAAAGACAATCACTTAGGTTCTATTTTTCAACTGGCTCCCCAAAAAGCAACTAACCTCATGGTATAGTTGTTAGCTTATTACAGAGGTAAGAGTCTGGACACGTTCCTGAATCAATTTCCTACAAGGGAATTTGAGGATGATAGTGAATACTATTGGGATGTAATTGGTTCCTCTCGTAGGAATATTCCTCTTGTAGAAGCACGAGATGAAAATGGTGTAGTTGTTACATCAGCTTCAAGCAATTCAGGAGTAGGTACTGCTCCGTTCTATCTAGTATTCCCAGAAGATTGGTTTGCCGATGGTGAAGTAATCGTAGGTCACTTGAATCAGATCTATCCATTCCGTATCCTTGGTGATGCACGTATGGAAGGTACAAATGCTGTTTATAAGGTTGAACTTATGGGTGGTAATACTACAGGTTGTCCAGCAGAACGATTACTTTCGGGTGAACGTTTCTCTATTGACTTTGCTCCTGTAGAAAAAGAATTCTCTAGAAAAGTTGGTGATGTTAGGTTTACTTCTCCGGTCTCTATGCGTAATGAGTGGTCTCAGATTCGTATTCAACACAAGGTTGGTGGTAACATGCTTAACAAGAAACTCGCAGTAGGTATTCCAATCACAAAACCCACAGACAGTGGTGGTTTGTCTAAGGATATTGCTACGATGTGGATGCACAATGTAGATTGGGAAGTAGAACAATAGTTCTCTGAATACAAAAACAATGTACTTGCCTTTGGTACTTCTAACAGAAATTCCAATGGTGAATATATGAACTTTGGTAAATCAGGTAATGTAATCAAAACTGGTGCTGGTTTGTTTGAACAAATGGAAGTTGCTAATACTATGTATTACAACACATTTAGTTTGAAATTGCTAGAAGATGCTTTGTATGAATTGTCTGCTGCTAAACTTGATTTTGGTGATCGTTACTTTGTAATTAAAACTGGTGAACGGGGTGCTATTGCATTCCACAAAGCTGTATTGAATGTTATCTCTGGTTGGACTCAGTTCATGCTAGACAATAGTTCAATCGGTGTTATTGAAAAAGTTCAATCTAAACTTCACTCTAATGCTCTATCCGCTGGATTCCAGTTCGTTGAGTATAAAGCTCCTAATGGAGTTCGTGTTAAGTTGGATGTTGACTCCTTCTATGACGATCCAGTTCGTAATAAAATCTTGCATCCACAAGGTGGTGTGGCTATGTCCTATCGTTATGATATCATGTATATCGGTACTATGGATCAACCTAACATCTTTAAATGTAAAATTAAAGGTGACACTGAATATCGTGGATATCAATGGGGTTTACGTAATCCTTTCACAGGTCAAAAGGGTAATCCTTATATGTCCTTTGATGAAGATTCTGCTGTAATACACAGAATGGCAACGTTGGGTCTTTGCGTACTTGATCCGACACGAACAATGTCTTTGATTCCTGCTATATTGCAGGCTTGATAATTAACCAAAGGGGAGGGAGTTACTTCCTTCCCCTTATTTTTTAAAATTTTAGGAGAAATGGCAAAAGAAAAAATGGAAGAAAAAGTAGGATATGAGGAATAGAATTTCAGCATAGATGAAGTTGCTATGGAATTACCCTTGCAAATGGTTCAAAGTGAAGAACCTATTAAAGTGAAAGAAACGTATAAGAAGTCTACACCAGTTGTAGAACAAGATGTCTTGTTGAATTGTTTAAGGAACGAAAGAGTCATTGTAAGACACATTCCTAAAGAAGGTGGTATGGTAGGACCAAATCCTAAACATATTCTATCTGGGGGCATGGCTGAGAGTGCAGTGAGGTATTTTACAATACCTAGATTATCCTCTGGAATGTATGTAAATGTACTAACAGATGATGAGAAAACTTATCTAGAACAAATCATGGGTCTTGAATATAATGCTTTAAGTATTTATAAGAAAGTAGATAATTACTGGGATAATTTTATGGTACGTCTTACTAAGTAGGATAACCTATTTAATCTAATGGACCCAGATGATTATATTCGTTACAAAGTACTTTTATCAAACAAAGATATGATTGCACCTTCCTTATATGCATTACAAGATGCACCTAAAGCAACCTATCAATTTGTAATAATTATAGAAGGGGAAGAAAATAAAACTGCCAAAGATAATATGAGTACTACAATGAAGTGCTATAAAGAGTTTGGTAGAATTGAAACAGAAGCTGATGTATTGAGAGTAATTGTAGAAACAATGTCTAATAGACCTTTATCTGTAAATGAAAAATTAGATTCGTTGCATACGAAGATAAACAATTTGATTCAAACAGATAGTAAGATGTTCTTAAAGATTATTACTGATCCTTTACTTAATACAAAAGTTTTAATTAAAAAAAGTATTGAAGCTGGTTTAATTGCTAATAGAGGTAACTTCTTGTATCTACGAAGTGATAATACTCCTTTGTGTGAAAATAACGAAGAACCCACAATTAATATTGCAGCTAAATTTTTAAATAATCCCAAGAGACAAGATATTAAATTCTTACTTGAGGCTAAATTAAAACAATAATATGACAACCGGGGAATTTTCTAACGAATTCGACGTACTCTATAACAACATAATGAGCAACGCCGCTCCTGGATTAAATGAATATGAAAAATCTGTATTCTTAACTAAGGCATAGAATGAAATCATATTTAATCATTTTAATCCTAATGGCAATAAATATAAAGAAGGATTTGATAATTCACCTAAACGACAGATTGATTTCTCTGAACTAATAGCAAATGCAACAGTCAGTACTGTTTCAACAACAGGAGCATTTGATCTACGTGGATAGATTTTTGCATTACCTCCTAATGTACTTTTAATTCTTAATGAATCATTTGTGAATAATGCTATACATTATAGAGTTGTTCCAATTGATTTTTAGGAGTATGATAGATTAATGTCAAAACCATTTAAAGATCCTTTGAAATATCAAGTGTGGAGGCTCATTAAAGACGGGACAACAGCAGGTATACCTAATGTAGAAATCATTCCTCATAGTGGAGCTGTTACAACACCTTCATATAGTGTTAGATTTATTAGGAGACCTGTACCCATTATTTTAGTTGCATTAACTAGTATTTATACAGGGTTAACAATTGACGGTATAAGTGTTGTCACAGAATGTGAATTGAATCCAATCCTTCATAGAGAAGTTTTGGATAGAGCTGTAGAGTTAGCTAAAGCCGCTTATACAGGAGAACTAAACACAATTGTCCAACTTAATCAACGTGGTGAATAATGACAACTCAAGAATTTTCAAACTCATTTGATACTCTAATAAATAGTTATAGAGATATTAAGAGTTTTGGTAATACCAATAGCCCTTACTCTTTAGAATTAGACGAATATGAAAAATCAATTTTACTTACTTAGGCTCAAGATATTGTTGTAAAATCCTATTTTGATAGAAATCTTAATCCTCAAGGATAGGGTATGGATGATAGTGAACGTAGATAGATAGATTTTTCTGAACTAATTACTATTGATAAACCTCTTATTAAAGGTACTATAAGTGGTTTTATCCTAAGTTCTTCCAACCCATTATATACTTTTATAGTAAATAATGGTCCAAATGGTGGACCCTATGTTACATTAGTAAATAATTTAATTACAATTAATGTTCCTGTCGGTGAGATATTATCAGAATAGTTGTGGCAGGATGCATTTATTGCAGCCAATATCTACGATGTTAAAATGATTGGAATGGAAGACAATGCGGGTAGTGTTCTTGTACCTACAGCGGTTAAATTGGACTCCTTTGCAACAAGATATGATGATAGAAGTAGTTTATATTTAATGCCAACTAATATTTTATTCATGTTAAATGAAAAAATTATAAGTGGTACAACTACTAAGAAAACCTATGTTATTGTTCCTATAAATTATAAAGAATATGACAGAATGATGTCTAAACCATTTGGTCAACCGTTGAAAAAATAGTGTTGGCGATTGTTTTAGAATGTATCTGGAATAGATTTATATTCAGAATTGATTCCAGTAATAGGAGTTACCATAAATGATTATATTATCAGATATGTAAAAAGACCAAGACCTATTGTTTTAACAGATCTGGCACAAGGCTCTTATAGTACGGGTTTATCAATTGATGGAATTACAACTACAACAGAATGTGAATTGAATCCTATCATACATATAGATATTTTGAATAAAGCCGTTGAACTTGCTTTTTCAAGATTTGGAGCTATTAGTAAAGACCAAAAATAATAAATTATGACAACACAAGAGTTTTCTAATGAGTTCGATTTGTTACTAGACAGTTATAAAAACTCTAATGAATTTAAAAGTAAAGATTCAAGTTCTAGTATTGAATTTAATGAATACGAAAAGTCTGTATTTCTAACATAGGCTCAAGAGGATTTAGTTAGAGCATTATATAATGGATATAATATAGAATCTGGATCTTTTGAAGATACAGAAGAAGCTAGAAAGTATTTAGCTAATTTTATTAAAACTATTGTTATAGCTACTAAGACTACTGGAAAAATGGGTCTATCTACTACTTCAGTATTCTATACTATTCCAGATGAAACTCTTTTTACAACATATGAATCTGTAAAATTTGATACTACAAATACTCCTTCTTGGGTTAATGGTAAAACCGCTTCTGTGGTTCCTGTTAAACAAGATGAATATTTTAAGATAGCAAATAGTCCTTATAAAGGAGCAAACAGTAGAAGAGTATTAAGATTGGATATAGACTTAGTTACAGTAGAATTGATTTCTAAATATGGAATTGAATCCTATACAACACGTTACTTAGAAAGACCAACACCTATTATTGTAACAACCCTTCCAACAGAAATATTTATTAACGGTGTTGCAATAATTACAGAATGTACAATGAATCCTATATTACATAGGGAAATTTTAAAAAGAGCTGTAGATTTAGCTTGGAAGAGCAAATTGTAGACAGCAACAAAATAATTTTTTATTGTTTAACTAAATATTTATAAAAAATGGCTACATTTAGCTCAAACCAAGTTCGTCAACTTTATGTTGCGAAAGTGTTACAATCTGATGTCACATCAACTGATACTGCAGGTGATATCGCAGTAAAGTATGACACAGCCAAGACTAACACGTATTTTAAATACATGAGTCCGGGTGGACAAACTCGCAGTGATTTAATCCCAACTGCAAACATTTTATCTGTGAAAGTTACAGATGCTGATGCTCTTAAAAATGGATTACCTAAGTATAACATTTCTTTGGATTCTGCTGTTAATAGTGGTGCTCCTGTTGCAGGACAAGATTATATCTTGAGAATTGCATTTAGAAACTTCATTGGTTTATCTGAAGAAGATCAATACTTCAAGTATGGTGCTGTACATGCTATTACAGGGATGACTGCCAATACTTTTTACAAGACGATGATTACTTCTCTAACTAAGAATTTCTCCCGTGAACTATCTCCTCTATTGACATTTACATTGACTGGTGCTAAAGCTGCCGTTGCAATGACAACAAATACTGGAGTAACTGTTACTGCTAAAAACATTGGTGCAGATGGTAATGCTATTACTTTTGCTGTTGCTTCTGTTTCTGCAGGGGTTACTGCTGTTACTGTTACAGGTAATGCAATCTCTGTTAGTTTGACGACTGCTGCTAAGACTATTGCAGATTTGAAAGCTGCTGTTGTTGCTAATGCTGCTGCTAATGCACTAGTTGTTGTAACTGGTACTGATGCTACGGCGGTTGTTGCTGAAACTACTCCTGTTACGTTGATTGGTGGTACAAGTACTGGTATTACTGTTGAAGCCGTTGCTCAAGAATGGATTCTTGGTACATTCGAACAAGTTCCTGTAAACTTTACACTACAACCTACAACTATTGTAGTTACTGGAGATGAAGTAATTTGGGGTATTGTAACTACTCTTTCTCCAACAACTTATATTCTTAACGGTAAGAAAACTGCTGATTTGGAATACTTTGCTGCCGGTGAAAAAGGAGATCAATATCGTATGATTGGTTGGCCTAATGTTATTAGAACTACTTACTTGGTTGATCCAACAGTAGCTTATAATTATATTGACATTCATTACTTCTATGCAGGAAGTGGAGAAGGGGTTCAAAAATCTGAAAAGGATATTACTTTGGTAATTCCTAAAGTAGGTGCAACTAACTCTGTTAGTAATGTATTGACAAACAGTATTATAGCTGTTCTAGAAACTGCTACTGGATTGACAATTGCTGATCTCGGTACAGAAGCTTGATAATAAATAAGGGGACTCAAAAGGTCCCCTTAATTGTTTAATTAGTTGACCTATAATAATAATACTAATAAATACTAAATAAAACATTAATGTTCTTGCATATATGAAATTTTATTCATATCTTGCAGGAATTTGTCATTTAAACTAATTTGTAATACATATGAGCACATTTAAAGAAATTGTGTACTTAGCTCTGGAAGAGCTTAAATTGACTTCTGATGATAGTTACTATACAGAAGATCATATTCTATTTCTCTTAAATAAGTATAGATCATTCTTACTTAAATAGAGATATAGTGATATAAAGAAACAAATGCCTGAGTCTAATTATTAGACTATAGGTTTAACATTAGCAAGTGAAACTGTGTCTGATAGTACTTATTTAAAAAGTAGTGTGACAATTCCTTATCTCATGCAAATAGGTAATCCTAGAGTATATTCAACTGACTATTATAAAGGAGATATTGCTTTAGTTACTAGAGATAGAATGAGATATGTTGGAAATAATAGATTCTTAAAGTAGATAGTTTATTGTTCTATACATCCAGATTCTTATATGTATTTTACATCTGCTACATCAACAGTACTTACTTTAACAACTGCTAATATAACTGCTATTTTTTAGGATTGTATTCAAGCTGCTATATAGCAAGATGCTACTACAGATATAATGGATAAAACATTTCCTATAGAAGAAGCATTAATTTCTCCTTTAGTAGAATTAGTTATGAAAGAAATTCTTGGTGTTAAATACACACCTAAAGATGATGAAAACAATGCATCTGACGATACTTCTAATATGCAAACTAAAAGGTAATGGAATCCTTAAAGGAATTTAAAAATAATATTAAAAAAGTTACAGGTCCTAGAAAAGCTAAAATTACCAATTCATACGGAGTACAGTAGGCCTATAGATTTTATATGAAACTACTTCATGCTAAAAAATAGAAACCCTTAGATTCATCTGAATACTATAAGATTATTCGTGGAGTAAATAAATTACTTGGTGAATATTTAGTAATGGGTGAAGTAGTTAAACTTCCTTATAGAATGGGTGAATTATTAGTAGGTCAATTTGAAGGAGGGGCTAGATTTAATAAAGAGGGTAAACTTAAAATAGGATATTCTATTGACTGGGATAAAACTATAGAATTATGGCATGAAGATGAGGAAGCTGCAAGAGATAAAATCTTAGTTCGACATGAAGGTAAAATTGGATTTAAAGCTTTTTTAAGTAAACGAAGTGCTCGATTTTAGAATTAGACTTATTATAGATTCAACATAGTAAGACCATTATCAAAACAAATATATAAAAAACAACAAGAAGGAACTATGAGTGCTTTCTTAACACGTAAACCTAATTATGGCTAATCAACAAACATCAATAAAAACAATAATGGATCGCATAATGTAGCATCCTTTATTACAAGACATTACATTAGAGTAGGTTATAGATATGACTGTTAACTTCATGCGATTAATGGGAACTCCTTCTATGTTTGAAGAAAAGGTTGCAACAGTAACTCTTGTAGACTATAGAGCAAGTTTACCAGATGATTTCTATGAAATGAATCAATTAAGATTTATTAATGAAGAAGGTATGTTTATGTTTAGACTCTCTACCGATAGTTTTCATATGAGTGAACAACTTGAAGAAGTTACTGATTTGACTTATAAGATTCAAGGAACATTTTTATATACAACTGTAAAAGAAGGAACTATAGAACTATCTTATAGAGCAATTTCTACAGATGAAGAAGGCTATCCACTTTTACCCGATAATTCAAGTTTTAGTAGAGCATTAGAATTATTTGTAAAAAAGAGTTGGTTTACTATTTTATTTGATTTGGGTAAAATAAGTCCAGGAGTATTGTAGAATACTCAATAGGAATATGCCTTTGCTGCAGGAGATTGCCAAGCAGAATTCAATCGACTTAATTTAGATACAGCCGAATCATTCTACAATATGTATTCTTCTCTACTTATACGAAAGAGAGAGTATCAACGAGGGTTTAGAGACTTAGGTAAAAGAATTTAATTATGGCAATACAGGTAGCAAATTATAAAACAATAGGAATGTAGAGGGATACTTCTGAATCAGCATTTGATTCTAGATTTGCCTTTGAAAATATGAATATGCGTATTACTGCTAAAGATAGTAATACTTTTTTAAGTCTAACTAATGAGAAGGGCACTTAGTTGATGACAACAACTGGTGTAGCAAGTATTCCAGGCTATCCTATAGGTTATTGTGTGATGAATGATACTTTAGTACTATTTACCACAATGAATGTCACAGATGGTTCTGATGCAGGTTATGATACTATATACAGTATAACTAATACTTCCACACTAAATACTCTTCTTGTAACTTAGTTATTTTAGGGAGATTTAGATTTTGATGTGACACATCCTATAGAAACAATTCCTTTTTATGAGAACGAGGATATACAAAAGGTGTATTGGACAGATGGTAAAAATCAACCTAGATTTATAAATATAACCGCAGTTTCTCCTACCTATACTAAGGATTCTTTTGATTTTATACAAAGCATGTCTTTAGATGAAGGGGTAACTATTACTAAGAATACTAATAGTACGGGAGTTTTTCCTATAGGTACGGTTTAGTATGTATTTACATATTTCAATAGGAATGGAGTAGAAACTGCCCCTTTCTTTATTTCTTCTTTATATTACACTTCTAAAGAAAACAGAGGTGGTTCAGCAGAAGATACTTCTAATAATAGTTTTAATATTGAGATTACAAATTCTTAGACTAATTTTAATTACATTCGTATATATAGTATTATTAGAACTAGTATAGATTCTACTCCCGTTGTTAAGAAAGTTAGAGATATAACTACCTCTAATAGTGTTGTAACTTTAATAGATACTAATACTACAGGAGAGTCATAGACATCAACTAGTTTATTATACAAAGGTGGAAATAAAGTAATTGCTCAAACAATTACTTAGAAAGATAATGTTTTATTTTTAGGTAATGTTGAATTATCTGTTCCTGTTATTGGAGAGAATACTTATTGGGGAACTACTTTAGAAGATAGAGTTAAAACAGGAGTTATTCACTTTACCCCTAAAGAACTGTATACAGAGGTAGGTAAAGATGTAAGTTATCCTTATATTCCTCATACTCTTATAGATGGGTAGAGAGCTAGTACTTCTTTTAAGGGGGGTGAATATTATAGATTTGGTGTGCAATTTCAACATGAATCTGGACAATGGTCTGAAGTTTTATTTGTAAAAGATATATAGAATACTTTATACCCCACCACTACTCCTACTTTTGGTATTGCCTATGATGGGTATCCTATTCAATAGGTAACTGTTAGCGGTGTAATGGCTACTATGGATATACTAACTACAGAGTGGGTAAATGCAGGAATATCTGCTGACTTAGTATCTAAAGGTTATAAGAAAGTAAGGGGTGTAGTAGTGTATCCTAAAATATATGAACGAAGAGTTATTGCTCAAGGATTTTTAAATCCTACACTATTTAATGTGGATGATAGATACAATAATAGTCCTTCTAATATAAACTCTTGGTTTTTAAGACCAATGAGTGTTAATACATCTATTGATAGTAGTCAATACACTACTTATCTAACAGGTAATACCGCAGAATTTAGACATAATAAACCTCTACCCCGTTATGATAAAGCTAATGGGGAAGTACAATCTGCAGATAGAACACCTTTATCTCCATTTATAAACCCATTAGATTTTAATATTGAAAATGGTTCAGCTTTTAAAAATTACTTTGGTGGGTAGTTCTTTGTAGATTAGTCAGTATTAACTTTTAATTCACCTGAGTTAGAATTTGATGCAGGTATTTAGGCACTTAATAATACAGAATTAAATCTATAGATTATAGGATTATCACATTTAACAGGTTTTGAAGCAGATGTAGATTTAACTACTAGTACAGGGCCATTTCACACAGGTGGGGGATTTATAAAACCCCAAGAAATAGGAGTTAAAAACTATTCAGGTACTTCAGGTATTAATGCTATGATTGCGGCTCATTTATGGTACGATCAGGCACGTGCTGTTGCTGGTAGTGGTAGAGGTGTATTCTTCAATTTTAAAGTATATCCTTGGCATAGTGAGAGATCTTTAATTGATGATGATGGCACTCATGCATTATTATCCAGAAAGAATATGTCTAATGTTAGATATTCAGGATTCAATACTTATTTAACAACTCCTTGGACTCCTGCTTATGGAATAGCTCCCGTATCAATTATAACTGATAGTGAGGATACTATTCATAAAATTACTAATATAGATAATTATTATGAAAGTGATTTAATATATAAAGGAACTATAGATAAAATAGTAACCCCCGATTCAAGTTATCTTATAATGGGGGTGGATTGTGGTAGTACTTGGGATATATCTAATGCTAATTATGAAGGTGTATCATCTTCAATTAATAATACAGCAATTACTAGTAGTGTAAATATAAAATATAAAACTAATAGTCATGCTGTTATTGCTTTTAATTGGAAAGATGCGGGTACTTAGATAGTTGCTCCTAGATTAAATGGGTTTAATACTTCTACTAATGCTATAGGAGGTAAACCTTTTTGGAACGATGATTTAAGTATGACTGTTGAATAGGATTCTATTTATGTTTATACTAGAGGAATTGATACTCCGTATGGAGGGGTATGGTTAGCTGAACTTTATAGAGATATAAATACCTCTACAATATTTGGAGGATCAAATAAATCAGCATACACAAATAATGATTGGTATATTGCAGGAGAGACTATGGATATTAATGATTTAAATTTATCACAAATACCTTTTACAAATGGTGATACTTTTGTTCAAAGATACGATTGTTTAAGAGTATATCCTAGTTCAATAGATGATTTTTAGACTATGACTGAAATTGTATCGGTATTATGTGAAACTAAGATTAATTTAGACGGTAGATATGATAACAATAGAAATAGTTCTAATAATTTAGCAATGACACCAAATAATTTTAATCTATTAAATCCTATATATGATTAGAAAGATAATTATTATTTATATCATGCATTGGATTATGACTTAATGTCATTGAATAAGTTTTCCAATACATTTACATGGACCCCTAAAAAAATTGCAGGTGAATTGACTGATAGTTGGACTAACATTGATATGATTAATACGTATGATGCTAATGGTAAGTATGGTCCTATAACTGCACTGAGAGCCTTTAACAATGAGTTAGTAGGATTCTAGAATAAAGGGTTGTTTAAAATATTATATAACAGTAGAGTATAGGTAAATGCGTCTGATGGTTTTCCAATTGAATTTGCAAATAGTGGTAGTGTAGATGGTATAAGATATATTACATCTAATATAGGAACTACTAATAAATATAGTATTGTTGAAACTCCCAATGGATTGTATTTTATTGATGATATCAACAAATCAATTAATCTTATAAGTGATTAGGTAACTAACTTATCTGATAAACTTGGATTCAGATCTTGGAGTAAAACTAATTTTACAGGATTGCTTCCTTGGAATCCTATAGATTATCAAAACTTTACAGGGCACTATGATTCTATAAACAAAGATGTATATTTTGTTGGTGAAAAAACAGCACTATGTTTTTCTGAATTAATTGGATAGTTCACTTCATTCTTTAACTATGAAAAAACTCCTTACATTGTAAATATGTGGGATGGTCTGTTTTCAATTAGAAAAGGGGCAACTTATATTCAATTGTGGAAACATAATGCGGGTGTATATAATCGTTTCTATGGAGCATCTAAACCATTCTATACAACTATAATTAGTAATCAAAATCCTACTCTAAACAAAGTATTTAATACACTTGAATTTAGAGCTGATAGTTGGGATAATACTCCTATAGATGGAACTAGAACCTTACAAAGGATTGTAAATTTTAATAAATTAAATGTTTGGAATGAATATTAGATAGGTGATTCAGATTTAATTAATGATAATGGTAGACCTTCTACATTAAAATCTAAATTTAGAGCATGGAGAATCCCAATTCCTAGAGTAACATCTATTAATTATGATAGTGTGACATCTCCTTATTAGAATTCTGGTGGATTACCAAATCCTTCATATCATGCTGGTTTAGATAGACTTAGAGGTAATTGGGCATATTTATAGTTATGGTCTGCGGGTGTTAATAACTTAGAAACTACTCTACATGATATAAATGTATATTACAATGTATAAATATTTTAATTACACATTGTTACTAATTTCAATAATTACTTGTATAATTAAAAATTTTATTTTATCTTTGTATATAATTAATTTATTATGACAACAAAAAGAAAACATATAAACAAATCAAAAGCACATGTTTTTGATTTAGGCGGCACTTGGGCAGCAATGAACCCCTCTCAAAAGGGGGGGGCTGTTGGAGGAATAGTTGGGGGAGTCTCTGGTCTATTAGGGCAAGGAATTAATAATCTTAATGTGCCAACAGCATAGAATAGTAAGTTTACTGCCTCAACTAATGAGTAGTTAATGAGTTAGATGTAGAATTATAAACCTGTTTAGTTTTAGCAAGCTAATGTAGGTGGATAGGCTTTGAGTGGTTTGGCTTCAGGGGCTAGTGCTGGAATGGCATTTGGTCTTCCTGGAGTTATTGCTGGGGGTCTAATTGGGGGTTTATCTGGCGGAATTACTTCTATGATAGGAAATAGTAAAAAACAACAATAGGAACAACTATTAAAAAGTCAACAAATGGGTAACTTTAAAGCTAACATTGAGGGTATTCAAAGTATGAATAATATAAATTAGTTTGCTAATTACGCTGCTAATGGTGGTTATTTATTTGACCAAGGTGGTAACTTATACGCAGACCTACCCAACTAGGCCACTCATGGTGGTGAATTTGGTAATGGGGGTATGGAAATAAATGCTGGAGGAACACATGAATAGAATCCTAATGGAGGTGTACTAATGGGTATGGCGCAAGATGGTAAACCTAATCTAGTAGAAGAAGGTGAATTCAAATTCAAGGACTATATCTTTAGCAATAGACTCAAATATGATGATAAGACATCATTTGCAGATATGGCTAAGAAGGAGTCTAAGGAGTCCTCAGAGAGACCTAATGATCCAATTAGTAAGAATGGATTAGATAAGGGTATGACCAAATTACAATAGGCCCAAGAAATGCTTAAATAGGCTCAAGGAGTTAAAGAAGGTAATTCATTCTGGCCAGGTGGTACTTTGGGCAGAGGATTAATCAATTAGAATTTAATGAATTTATAGATTACTAATCCAGGAACTACTCTACCTTTTAATGATAGGAATCAATTTCAAACTAAACCAATGGGATTTGATCCAAACAATGTATTTACTTCTGGAACATATGCAACTGCAAATAAAGGAGATTTTCCCTTAATAAATCAAGGCACTCAATAGAATGTTCAATAGACTCCAGGAGGAAATGGCCCAAACCAAAATAACCTATTGAGGTATGCTCCAATTGCTGCTTCAGGATTAGCTAGTCTAACTGATGCTCTAGGAGTAACTAATACACCAGACTATTCTGCTGTACAAGATTTATAGGGGTTAGATTAGTTAGGAGTTAAAGGTTCTAAACTTGGCGATTACGTAAATTATAAACCATTGGATACCAACTATTTAACAAATCAATTAGCTGCTAATTCAGCTTCTACAAGAGCGGGATTAAGAAATGTATCAGGTGGTAATAGAGCTACTTATATGGC